GTTGTTTTAGGTGTGTAACTATCCACCAGTGATCGACTGTTTAAGGTCTGATCTGCTGACCAATTTATAGTTACTTGCTTTTCTTTTGAAGCTCAATTCCTGCTTGTATACATTTTAGACACGCGCCTATAGCAAGGCATACATAATAGGCAGTTCCCATGTTTAATTTAGTTCCAATCATAAACAGCAGTACATACGTTAACATTTTTTATCCTCCTTCCAACAAAAAAAGACGTTTAAACGCGCCCTAATCCGTCCATAAAAATTCTTTCTTCCTGCATCGGTAGTTTCATAGCTTTTGAAAAGTTCCGATACTGTGTCATTGTCCCTCTGTACTTTGTCTTTAAAGTTATTATGTCGTCCTCGCTTGCCTCGGCTCTTTTCATCAGGTAGATATCTTCCCTCTGTTTTCTCATCAATGTTTCAAGTCTCCGTTGATGCTGCGAAGCTTCGTATTTCGTATATTCTTTTTCTTTGTACTTAACCGGTATATTCTCTTTAGCATTCATTTCTTCTAGCTGCTCATCCGTATATAGTCTGGTGGAGATACCAGGTATAAACGGATGAAATCCATGGTAACAGTTAGCTCCGCACAACCCTAATATTTCGCCATATCCCGTAGTTTCTATAAAGTCCGGATATTCTTCATCTACCTTTCGATTATTGCATCGGTTCCAGTGATATACGCGTCCTTGCCACCCCTGATGGTTGTTTATGCCCTCTCCTATACGTGCGGTAGCGTGCCATGATACTTCGACATAATCGGTTTCCAGAGCATCCATATTGGCTTCGTTAATTTTCCCGGTAACTTGTGTAACTCCGGTCATGATTGCCCGGCGTGTTGCTACCTCTATGCGGTTGCTCCATCCACTTTCATAATCCACAGTTCTTACGCCGGATTTTGTCATTTCATTAACCACTTTTTTAATTGTAGAATTATAGTCAAAAGCTCCAGATGTTATATCCATCATTGCGCTGTCCATGGTACGCTGGTAGTATTGTGCCATTGGAATAAACACCGTTTTGCCGTTCACATCAATGGCAAAACCCATTGTTTGGGTGATGTTCTGCATCTCTAACTTTGTCTGTGCTCTTACGGCCTCCACAAGCTGTTGTAATGGGAGGTTTTCGGTGTATGTAGTAAATGGTTTGCCTACTGCATTATATAGCCTCTCATCATCCGCATATCCCTCTTGGATAACCTCGCTATAAATTCGGTCAATCTCGGTATCTGAAAGCTTTAAAGTCTCCTGTATTGCCTTGCGGATAGTTTCACTTGATAATCCAATTTGGCTTAATCGGTAAATCTCGTAATCTGCCGTACGTGATATGCTGCTAATCATATTGATACGATCTATCACGTCTTCCATAATTCGCATGGATAGGTTAATGACTAGCCGTTGTACTTCGAGAGGGATTTTTTCGAGTTCTGCGGGCGTAAACATTTAATCACTCCTATATCATCACATCTTTAACAGCAGGCGGGGGCAAATTATTCAAAGCCTCTTCCTTCGTCTCTCCGTACCATTTAGCTCTATACTCATCAGGTCTCATTATGCCGGCAGCCATATCAACCATATCCTGCTTGCGTTCCTTTTCTGCATCTACAACTATACTATCATCCCATGTGTAGGATGTTTCGTATGTCCCCATTGGTGCCAAATTATAAATTGTAGCCCAGAAGTCAATAGCGGCTATCAGATCTTCAAGAGCGTTTTGCAACGCCATTTGTGTATCAGATATCATTGTATAGGACCGTTGCTTGCTGGTCTTGATTTCCTCTGCCGTTTTTTCTATCAGCTGTGGATCAGATATCGTGCCGTAAGCCAGCGAGCAATTAAACTCAATCAATTTAAGTTGATTATTAAACCCATTAAACAATGACGTGTCCCTGATCTCAGGAGAAAAGACATCTAGTAGCGGTTTATCAGTCGCTCCGTTTTCATACTCCAATACGCGATATAATCGCTCTTTCCCGCCTGGGTATTCGAATTTATTGCTCTCTTTGTCCATTTTCAGCATTGATGTCCCAATATGCACGGCCGCTTCCTTCGCTTCGTACTCCCATGAGATATTTGAGTATCGCCTATCTGCTTCTTTTATGAGTGAAACCGCCCTTGAAAACACTGATACACCAAGTGGTGAGCTATCATCTACTGTATTGGCAAGTGGTACTTTAAAATAACCAAATGGGAGCTTTTTAACGCCATCGTATACAACTTCATACTGTAGCTCGCTCCATTGTGGGACGTCCGCTATAGATATCTCGCTGCCTAGGACCGCATCTGTTGTACTCAGGAAAGCTCTATTTGTAATTTTAAGTTGGCTACCGTTTAGTTGATGTATCTCCAATCTTGTATATATCTTCGTACCTCGCCTGATCTGTTCGACAAATGCGCAGTGAGTAATGTTTCCGGATGTATCAAATGAAATAGGGAAGAAACAATCAGCCTGGATATATTGTACTTGAATTCCATTAGATGTGACATAAGGTTTAAATATTAGTCCTCCCTTTGCGCATCCATACTCTGTATACTGCCTTAGGTTTGCCAATATATTTCCGTATACACCGTTTATGTAGTTTGCCCTTGAGCTGCCGGCGACCTCTGATTTTAACTCAAGCGTTACCAGCCTCGCAACCTCAGAAGCAATTGAAGCAGGAAGATTTGCGCTGAAAATGGTCTTATTGTTTACCCATGGGGATTCGTTTCTGTACATCATGGACCATAGCTCTATTGCATTTGCCATCTTTGAGTTAAGGCACATATCTATTTTAATATCAGATGTTTTATTAAGTTCTTCCGTGATTAATTTTGCCATTTGAGTAAATCTCATAATCTCACCTCTATTCGTACCGGATAAATCGGCTTATATATCTTTCCACTGTATATTCAAATGCGTCTAATGTATCAATATCGCTTGTGCCATCATCCAGGCGCTCATCATCAACAACGTTCTTAGGGTTCCATACGGCCGTACACCATGCCGTTACAATCGTATTGCAATTATGTTCCATATAAAATATTCTACCCTGTGCCATAAGCCTTGTGGTTAGCCTTATACGATCATTTATCGTAGTTTTGAGTGCGTTCTCTATTCTCAACCACCCAAGGCCTTTCTTTCTTGCGGTACTTCTTAGCCCGGCTATTAGCGTTGTTTCTGCATTATCACAATACACATGGGTTATGTAGCCATATGTGTTTATAATCCTTAAACAAAAGTCAACGAAGAGTTCACCGAGTGCATCCGGATCTATTTCTCCGGTCCGGCTGTCTTTTCTCAGGTGCCTTTCAGATGCTAGGACAACAACATTATTAAATCCTCTCGTAATTGCTGTAGCAACAAATGCGTGTCCCGAACCGGTTCCACCGAAGTCAACCCCAATATTTATTTCCATTATGTCCTTCGGCTTTTCACGCAATAAAAAACGATACATTTTACCGCTCGTATCGTCTGCAAATTGTCTATATATAAGTCCTTCTGCTACACAACGTAGCCCTTTAATATCTCTAAGGTACCAAATACTGTTTTCATCGTATTGGCTCTTAATTTCTTCTTTGCGCTCTTCGGGGATGGTTACATTGTCTTCTATGGTAAAATGCTCATAATTGTATCCACCAAGTAGCTTGCCTTTTTCGTGCTGGCTTGCGTACCTGTCTATGTAGTCCGTATATATTTGAGCGTTTGGATTATCCGGGTTAAGGTCCCAAAATATTTTGCGGTTATCGGCTGCTAATTGCCGGTTAAAGGCCTCTTTGATAAATGTATCATGGTGTAAATTGATTTCCGTTGCTATCCACATACCATAAGAGTTTCCGCGTATCTTTTGAAAGCTATTGGCTTTGGCTCCTCCGGCGAATATCACAATCTTTTGCTTACCTTTTGTATCAGGTCCTTTTATAAACAAGCAATCATTATCTTTGTACTTGCCCCAGTGGCTTTGCCCCCTGAAGATATGTTCCAAACCGAAACCGTTTGCATCGCCAATATTAAGTTTAGCATTGGCTACCGTGGATCCAGATGCTAAGTGTATCCTATCAGATGCAGTCTTAAGTTCATGAGCAAATGCATACACATTGTCAATAGTCTTACCGGCTCTGACCGCTCCCTCTGCAACGTTATAAGTATTGTCTTTACATTTACGTATATATAGCCTGTGCTTGTCTCCAAACTCAAAATGGATGGTTTTCTTTTTAATTATCTTTGCCATAGATATCACCATCCACATCTGATAAATCTTCTATTTCCTGGTTGTTACCTGTCAGTTTATCAGTTTGAGCTTTCAAAAGGCTAATGCGCTGCCTTTGCTCTTCGGTAACCATATCTCTGTTATTGTTAAGTAGCTCGTCATATTGCCGGATCATGCTCTCCAGCGTTTTCATAGCCCTTGATTGAGCCTGAAGAAAGGTTGCGTGCTTATCCCAGGCCTGTTGTACTTCCCACTTATTCTTTTCTGAAGTCTCGCCATATCCATGCTCTATCTTTTCTATTGTCTTATCCTTTTGGTCCTTAACATACATCAACTTCTGTGCCCGGATAATAGCAGTGTACTGCAGCTGTATATTATCCCACAGCAGGTCAAGCGGATCCGCTGATTGAATAGCACCCATAATCTCTCTTGTTTCCTCAGGCAGCCACTTAGCAAAGAAACCATGTTTCTCCGCATTCTTATTTCCTTCTGGAGCTGCACCGCCTTTATTCCCTACTGCATTCTTATTGCCGGGCTGCCCACCTTTTTGTGTGCGCACCTTTTTGTTTTTTGTATGCACACCATTTTTTGCATCCCTGGACCAATTATATCTGGTCTTCCAGGATTTAACTGTATTTAATGATACATTATATTTCTTGGCAATGTCTTTATATTTCATACCATCCATATAATCGGTTTCAGCTAATTCATAATTTGGTGCTCTTACTTCATTCAATGATCACCACCTCAATCGTGTTCGTTTTGTGCATGAAAAAAGCACCCCGAAGGATGCCCTTTATAGTTTTTACTCCATTGTTAAAATTGCACGGTATACAACGCCTTCATCTTCTGTCCCTGCCCATGGTCTGCTCGCTGTCCTCTCGGCTAAGCATGAGTGCCTATATAAAAAGTATTAGGGAAAATTTGTAGCGGCTGGTCTTGCGTTG